GGGTTCTCTCTTTGAGTTATCGGGTGTTGTGCTCGAAAATATGCTGAGAGATGCCATTGTTGCAACTATCCAGTCTTATGAGCCTCGGGTTGTTCTGGAGAATGTTATTATTCATGATATGAATAATCCGATTGATTACTCTCAACCCGCTTCGGTCGATAAAAATGGAGTTGAGGTGAGCCTGATCTATTACTTGGCTAACAACCCCACACCTCTTACCTTGACGATTTTACTTAGGAAAGTTCGTTAAATGCCTGCTAATAGTTCATTAAACCTGACATCGCTCGATTTTGATACACTTAAACAGAGTCTAATCGCGTTTATGTCGTCTCAAACTGTTTTTAAGGATTATAACTTTCTTGGTTCGAATATGAATGTCCTGATGGACATCATGGCTTATAATACCTTCATCAATTCTTTCTATCTGAATATGGTAGGGTCGGAAAGTTTCCTTGACACGGCCCAGCTGAGGGATTCGGTTGTCTCCAGGGCCAAGGAATTGAATTATATCCCTCGTTCGGCTCGCTCTGCCATGGGGGCGGTTTCAGTCTCTTTTAATACGTCTGGCATCGCTGGCACTCTTTTGATCCCGGCTGGTACGTTGTTCAGCGGCACCAATTCGAATGGTGGTTTCTCCTTTGTTACGGACCAGAATCATACGCTGCTTTCGGCAGGCTCCAATTACTTTATTCCGGCCTTGACGGTCTTTGAGGGTAAGCTATTCACGGAAACCTTCATTGTTGATAATACCATTGAAAATCAGAAGTTCGTTCTTTTAAATAAGAATATTGATACGACCTCAATTCATGTGACAGTAACGAGCAATAGTGGTCAGTCTGTGGTCAACTATCGGATGGCGACTTCTCTTATTGGGCTACATAAGTCTTCGCTTGTGTTTTTTGTGCAGGAGGATCGTGGTTCCTCATATGAAATATATTTTGGCGATGGTATTTTTGGCCAAGTTCCCACCAATGGCTCTGCCGTCGCCGTCACGTATCGGGCCACAAAAGGGGCACAGGGCAATGGCGTGACCAAATTCAATATGGCTCAGGACATTGGTCCTATAAATAACGGTTTGATCGTGTCGGCCAATGTTGTCACAACAACACCTTCTCAGGATGGGGCTGATATCGAGGCCATTGAGTCCATTCGGTTCAGGGCTCCTAAGCATTTCCAGGCTCAGGGACGGGTAATAACTGCTTCTGATTATAAGGATTTGATCTTGGAACAGTTTCCTGAAGTCAAGGACGTTTCGGTTTTTGGTGGAGAGGATATCTCGGGGTCTGTGCAATATGGAACGGTGTTCTTGTCCATGACAACCAACTCAGGGGCTCCTGTTGCGGGTGAGATGCAGTCCGAAATAGTAGCATATCTTTCGGATAAAAAATCATTGTCCGTAAAATTGATGATAAAGGACCCTCAATATATTCACCTTGTTCCTACCATTACTGTCTATGTTGACTTTTCACAAACGATTTTTTCGTTGGCTGATATTAGAACAGAAGTTTTCAAGAGTATTCTTGCATATAATTCAAAGAATCTCCAGCTTTTTAATTGTAAATTCATGGGATCAAAGTTTTCTGAGGCGATAGATAATACAGATATTTCTATTCAGGGTAGTGATACAAAACTTGTTATGTACAAGAATGTTCTCTTTGCCAATGGCTTCCCTCAGACAGTGACGGTGAATTTTAATAATGGGATTACCCCTGGAACAATATCTTCTACTGATTTTATCCTCTTTGATGGAAAAGAGTATCAGATTTCGGATTTTAATCCGAATTTGAATACATTTAAGGGTTCTCGTGTCGATGGGGCCTTTAGGACTTTGAACTCTTCCAATAGCATTTTCTTTAATTCAGTTTCTAATAATCAAAGTTATCTTAATGCAGGAACTGTGGATTATAATAAGGGAACCTTATTTGTTCAAAGTATTGATGTCTATTCCTTTATGAATCCTCAGGGTATTCGGATTAATACCATTCCTGCCAATAATGACATTTATGGTCGCTTTGAAACGGTTGTTGAAGTTGATACGTCTAATGTTGATATTCGGGTGGTTTCAGTATGATGCCCAATGACCATATAGATAAAATTATATCGCCTTTAATTCCTTCACAGTTTCCTGCCTTTTATTATACTGATGGGCCGAATTTCATCGCCTTTGTGAAAGCTTATTATGAGTGGTTAGAACAGGCTCCTACGACGCCCTATGTTGGTTCTATCACGACCGAGACGAGAAGTCTTCTTGATTACCTGGACATCGACTTAACCCAGGACCGGTTCTTAAAATATTTCAAGGACACGTATCTGGCTGATTTTCCCCAAAACCTAACAACGGATTGGCGACTTTTCATTAAACATGCTCTTGACTTTTATTCCTCCAAGGGCACGGATGTATCCTATGAATTGCTTTTTAGGTTTCTTTATAATCAGGACGTAAAGGTTGATAATCCAGGGAAGTATATGTTCAGGACTTCGAATGCGACCTGGAAAATGCCAAAATATATTGAAACGTCAGATTCCCCATTCTTTAATCAATTAACTGGAAAGTTAATTCGAGGATCATCGGGCGGTACTGCTGTTGTTGAATCTGTTGTTCAAAAAATAGTCAATAAGAAAACTATCAATATTATTAATATTTCTTCCATGACAGGTGAATTTGTATATGGTGATTTTATTTTTTGTGACTCTATACCAGCAATGACTAGGGCTGAGGCTCCTATAGTTGGGGGATCGCTTTCAATCATAACAATTGAGAATGGTGGTATTAATTTTAAAGTTGGTGATGAGTTGGCGATCACAGGGACAGGGTATGGCGGTATAGGCCGGGTGGCCTCAATTGCCTATGAAAATGGAAAAGTGGCTTTTGATCTTATAGATGGTGGTTATGGCTTTAGTAAGAATGCAATTATATCGATAGATAATACGGATACGGGAGGAACTGGAGCTTCATTTGCTATTGGTGATCTTATTGATACACAACTTATTAGACTTAATACAGATACAATTTCTGGTATGGTTAATACACTTACGGATTTATCGACTTCTGGTCTTCATGTCAATATATCCAATAGAAGTGCTCCATTCTTAAATAATGAATTGGCGTCAGGAACTGCACTTTCACGTCAATTGGATATTATGACAATTTATCAGCCAGCAGGCCCTTTAGCGAATGGAGATGTTCTGGTCAATGATTCATTAGGGATTGCAAATGTTCAGGTCTATATTGCTGATGGTTCTGAGTTATATGTCACGAGTAATTCACAAGTTCTTGATAGTATAACTGCCGGAATAGTATTAACGAGTGGAGGGGGAATTCAAGTTCAGGTTAATTATGCTTCTCCTCCTTCTACTATCACTGCAAATGGTATCGTTATTTCATCTGGTTCTAACTCCTCGGTATTGAGTGTTCATCGTATAGATGGTGCTGATATTGGATATTATCCATCAGGAATGCTTATTACGGGAAATACTTCGGGAGCTACGGCAACAGTCATATCTACAACTCGATTGACGGATTGGGGTTACTTTCCAGACGCTTTTGGAGCCTCCAACTTGGATAGTATCATAGGAGACACGTTCACAACTGTTACAATGGATATTGGCAGAATTGCCTCCCTTACGAGTGCAAATCCAGGTTCTGGTTATGTTTCTGCCCCTGAAATTTCTATCATAGAGCCATTAATTTATGATTTACAGATCGGGGATGGAGGTGGTGGATATTGGGGGTTTGATGCCATTGTTGATGCAACCGCAGGAAGTTCGAATGGTATCGTGACAGGTTTGAAGGTTGTTGATTCTGGTTATGGTTATTATCCCGGTGAATTTCTTATTCTTTCTTCTGCGGGAAATGAGTCTGCGGTATTTGGTCGGGCGATTGTCGAAACTTCTGGAACAGGAAAAGGCTATTGGCTCGATACGCAAGGCTTTCTTTCTGATGTTATGAAACTTCAAGATTCGTATTATTATCAGGCTTTTTCTTATGAGCTGCAAACTGAACAGATGCTTTCTTCCTATGAACAAATAGTAAAAGATGTTGCACATCCTGTGGGATATAGACTTTTTGGAACTTATGCAGTCAATAGATCATTTGAGAATGCGGGGGCTGTTCTTCTTTATTCTGTCTTTAGTCAACCAGTCGAACTTATGTTAACTGCTGATGATACTCTACTTACAAGCGATGAAACTGATATTACATCTGACGCCGAGGGACTTTATCACGGCTAAATAAATAAAAAAGGAAATTTAGAGTAATGTCTATAGAAGTCATTAATACAGGTGTTTATCCCAATGATTCTACGGGCGATCCTTTACGGGATGCCTATGCCAAAATTAATCGGAATTTTACGCAGTTTGCTCCTGTCGCTTTTACGGGGCAATATTCCTCTCTTTATGGAACTCCTTCATTTGCAAAAGTCGCC